GTGAGCCGGTATTTCTAATCGCTCCCAGTTTCGATACACCCCTTTCGGTGCAATGATCACTGCTGCGTTTATCTTGCCTTGGTCATAGAGCATGGCAATATTATCGATCAATACTTTTGATTTTCCTGTACCCATTTCCATGAAGTACGCAAAATTTTGTTTATCCCAGGAACAACCTAACGCCTGGAGCTGATGTTGAAATGGTTGTGTTTTAAAGTTCGGATACATCAACGCCTCCTTTTAAATATTTTAATCTCATTAAGTTTCTCCAAGTATCTAAATATTTCCAAGGCTTCATCATTGCCCTGTATTTTAGTTTTCTATAAAAGTATTCTTCTCTTGTAGGGAGATGATAATCAATACTTTCTAGTATGTTATCCTCTTCTACTAGACTATCATTATAATAGTTATAGTTAATGTAACTATAATATTGAATTTGATTATCCGTAAACGGCTTTGTTGGTACTCTTAACATAGTAAAAACTTTCTATGTTCTTTATATAGGATTAACTATATTGAAGTCAAGTTCTTTTGTGCACAGAAAGAAGTCATGTAAATATCAGGGTCATTGATATCTTTGTACATATATTGAGCTCCTAATCGACACTCTTCTAGAGAATCAAATATAATATCTAACGGTTTCATCATACAAGTTTTTTCAATAGACATAAGCGGATCGTTGATACAAACAAAAAGTATTAAGATAAATTTCATACTTGTCATTCTATCTTAAATATCCTATACATACTAAATATAATTACAGAATGTTAAAACACTTAGATCTATTTAGTGGTATCGGTGGATTTAGTTTAGGACTAGAATCTGCGGGATTGGTTGAAACTGTTGCCTTTTGCGACTTCGACAAATACTGTCAGAAAGTTTTAAAAAAGAATTTTCCAGGTGTTCCAATTTATGGAGATGTGAAGGAGTTAAATTATGACAAACTTAAAGCAGACGGAATTGATCAAATCGACATCATCACAGGAGGATATCCTTGCCAACCTTTCTCCGTCGCAGGTAGAAAAAAAGGTGAAGACGATCCGAGACACGTCTGGCCAGAAATGTTTAGACTTATCAAAGAGCTCCGACCTACTTGGGTCATTGGAGAAAACGTTGGTGGACACATTAAACTCGGTCTCGACACCGTACTCGAGAACTTGGAGAGTGAAGGTTACTCCGCAAGGACGTTTAGTATTTCAGCTACTAGCATCGGTGCAAACCACAAAAGAGAAAGAGTCTGGATCATTGCCAACTTGGCCGACACCGAACGCTTGGGACGGACAGAGGGGACCGAGAAGTCAGAAGAACTTGAGAGAGAAGAGTCATCAGATAAACCTGATAACTGCGGTCAAGGATGCACAAAGTGTAAGTCCTGTCAAACTGTGGCCAACTCCGACGAGATGCAACGACAGTATCTACGTGGACAAGAGTCCGAACAGACACAAAAGACATTCGAGAGGATTAGCGAGCGAAGTGGAACACAGAATGGTGTGGCCAACTCCGAGGGCAGCAAAGGGAATGTCGATGACGCTAACCAAGGGAATGGCAAAACTTCACAAGAAGAGTTATCTAGAGAGTACGGTAGCGCATGTGGAGTCGGCACCTGGTGGTCAGTTGAACCCGACGTGGGTCGAGTGGCTCATGGGATACCCGACCGGGTGGACAGACTTAAGTGCTTAGGTAATTCTGTTGTACCTCAGATACCTTATGTGATAGGATTATCCTTAAAGAAGATTATAGAAAATAATGAGTAAAGTATACGTAACGACAAACACTAAATTACCCAATGGTGGGTACAGAGATATTTCTGATTGCGAAAGATTTGGAACTCCCTACATCCTTTTCGAAAACCCCAGGCAAATAGAAGTAAATTCACTGCCATTTATTTTTACCGTTGAGAAAAAATTAAAAGGCATGACATCAAAAGACTATTTATTATTAATGGGTGATCCGGTGTTAATCGGCATTGTTTGTGCAGTCGCTGCAAAAATCACAAATAATAATTTTAAAGTCTTGAAATGGGACAGGGAGAGTGCTATATATATTCCTATAACAATAGAATTAAAATAAGGAGAATAAAATGGGTCTACTTGATAAAGCAATTGAGCAATCTAAAGTTAGTTCTTTAGATAGTTCAGATGTAAAAGATCTCGGTGATGCTTGTAATGAACTAAACAATGTTCGCAAGTCTATCGTCGACAAAGAAGCAGAGATTAAAAGTCTCAAAGACAGAGAGTTTCAATTAGAAAACGAAGTGATACCTTCGATGATTGAAGGAGCCGGAGTAAAATCTCTTACTCTAAATGATGGCTCAAAAGTTTCCGTCAAAGATCAACTACGTGCAAACATTACTATGGAAAACGAAGACTATTGTTTTTCTAGGTTGCAAGAACTAGGACTTGATGATGTCATCAAGAACGAAGTGAAGTTGACCTTTGGTCGTGGTCAAGATTCCGACGCTACTAATTTAATTACAGAGTTACAAGACAGAGGTCTGTATCCGAGTAATAAAAAGGCAGTGCCCTGGAATACACTCTCCAAATTATTAGAGGAACAGATTGCCAAAGGTTCGATGACATCTGTTGATCAAGAAAAGTTTGGAGTTTACACCTTTAAAAAGGTGAAGATCGAATCGAAAAAATAACAAGGAAAAATAAAAAATGAGCAATACAAAAGCAAATGGTGCAGTCACCACAAAGACTGAAAAGCTACCTGCTATGAACTTCGAGAACCTCGAACAGTTCGCAGGTACTGGATTAGATACCATCACAACAGATGATATCGCAACACCAAGACTTAAAGTCTTGGCACAAATGTCACCAGAGTTAGAAGAGATTGAAGGCGCAAAAGCCGGAATGATCTTGAACTCAGTGAGTAAGAAAGCTTATTCAGGTAGCGACGGAATTAACGTTGTTGTCTGTGGCTTCGAGAAAGTTTGGTTAGAATGGACAGACAGAGGCAAAGGTGCTTCTGCTCCCGTTAATATCTTTTCAGCGAAAGATAAACCAAGCAATGCAGTACGTGGAGATGACGGTAAATTCCGTCTCGAGAACGGTAACTATTTGGAAGAGTGTGCAAACTTTTATGTACTTCTTCTTAATGGCGGAGTAGCTCCAGAGCCTGCAATCATATCAATGAAAGCAACGCAGTTAAAAGCTGCGAGAACTTGGGCTTATAGTTTGAAGAATGAATTCATTCAAAATCCGAAAACTAAAAAGCTTTTCTTAGCGCCTTCCTGGTATCGTGTTTACAATCTAACTACTATCAAACAACAGAACGACAAAGGTTCTTGGTATGGTTGGGTCGTCAACAAAGGTGATTTCCTAGAGAGCGAAGGAACTTTTGATATGGCTGCGAACTTCAACGAGTCAGTCAGAAAAGGTATTGTTAAACCTAAGTATGATGACGAAGCGGAAAGTTCAAGTGGTTCTGAGGATATTCCGTTTTAATGGACCAAAAGGTATCTAAATTTAAAGATATCTTTTCCGGGTTGGAGCGTGCTCATGGTGTGTTCCAACCCAATGGAAAGGTTAAAGAGAATGGCAAACGGGAAGGTGATGCCTGGATAAATAAAAAACCCGTTGAGGATTCTCTATGGGAAAGGCATTTAGAAGGGGACTGGCCTAGCCTTGGTATCATTCCTATCAATGAAAAGAACGAATGTCGTTGGGTAGCTATTGATGTAGATGAATATCCAATCGATCATGCAAACATTGTTAAAACTTTAAAAGAAAAAAACTTACCATTCATTACTGCCATTTCTAAAAGTGGTGGAGCACATTTATTTTTATTCTTCAAAGAACCTATTTCTTCGGAGATTGCACACAACAAGATAAAAGATTTAGCATCTCGTTTAGGATACGGTGGATGCGAAACATTTCCTAAGCAACCGAGCCTTGGTAAAGAAGCAACAGGAAATTTTTTAAACTTACCTTACCACAACGGATTAAACTTTAGTGATCGATATGCTTTCAGTGAACAAGGCAATGCCTTAAGTCTTGATGAGTTTTTAGAAGAGGTAGATAAAAAATCTTTAACGCTAGAAGAATTTCAAAATTTAAGTTTAGCTCCAAAAAAGCAAGTAAAATCGCCATTTTCTGACGCTCCTTTTTGTATCGAAGCGTACCTCGATGAGAATAAAAAAGTTCAACAAGGCAGTAGAGATAACATGCTCTTTCACTATTCTGTTTTTGCAAAGAAAAAATACGGTGAAAGTTTTGCAGAAGAAGTTCAAAAGTTTCATCACAATTATTTCGAAGAGCCTCTTGCTCCTGCACAGATAGAAAAAATTATTAGACAAGTAGAGAAAAAAGATTGGGGCTACAAATGTAATGACCAACCTATGTGTGCGTTTTGTAATAAATCAAAATGTCGAGTGAGAAAGTATGGTATCTGAGAAACAAATGAAGTTTCAGATATTGATAATGTATTTCAATACGGTGAAGGGCTAGATAGTTTTTATGAGATGACTGTGAACGGTGAACATAAATTAGTTGTAGGTGTTCAAGAACTATATGAACAAAGTAAATTTAGAATGCATTGTCTTGCAAAAATTTCAATGATGCCACCGAACATGAGAAGAAGTGATTGGGATCAATTTATTTTGAGCATTGTTTCTAAAGCAGTAAAGGTAAAAGAGTTTGAGATGTCACCCGTCGGTAGATTAAAAAACTATTTAACAAAGTTTATTGTCAACCAAGGTAATGCTTTAAGTATGGACGACATCGTCAATGGTTCGTGTTTCACGAGCGAAGAAGAGGGAAGAGTTTTCTTTCGACTAGATCAATTCCAGGAGTACATGAGAAATAAAAGATTACCTGCTATTGATGAAAACAAATTAGGAATTTATTTAAGAGAGATCGGTGGATCAAGCACCAAGAGAAAACTAAATGGTAAGCCTGGTCTTCTTGTTTGGTATGTCGCTTCAAAAGATTTTACCAATAGAATTGAACAGATTGATGAAGCAGAGATAGAAAGAACGGAGCTAGAACCATTCTAGAAAAAGTTTGTAAAATTATCGGACCGCCAGGGACAGGAAAAACTACTACATTATTAAACATTGTAGAAAAAGAATTGTCCATGGGCCGTGAGCCAGATAGAATTGGCTACTTTTCTTTTACAAGGAAAGCCACAACCGAAGCTATTAACAGAGCAGTCAGTAAGTTTGATATTGAAAGAAAAAATTTAGAGTGGTTCAGGACTCTTCATTCTTGCGCCTATCGTTGGTTGAATCTCAGTCGCTCCGACATTATTGGCATGAGTGAGTTCTTAGAACTATATAAAGAAACAGGTCTTGATTTACAAAATAGCATTAGCTCAAAGGATAACTTCACAGGTAGTGAGGGAGATGGATTTAGTCTACTTGATTTATACCGGGTAAAAAATTCTACGTTAGAAAAAGAATTATATGATTCTGGTATTCACGTCAAAGGGGGACTGAATCGATTACTAATGGCAGACAAACTCTATCGTGTGTTTAAAAAAAGAAAAGGCGTGATGGATTTTACCGACATCATTATGAAGTTTAATAAGATAGGAATAAGCCCTAATCTAGGTGTTGTTATTATTGACGAAGTCCAGGATCTTAAACCGATTGAATGGGATATGGTGCGTATCATGATGCAGAAGGCAGAGAAAGTTTATCTAGCTGGTGATGATGATCAAGCAATTTATAGTTGGAGTGGCGCAGATGTTTCTCAATTAATTAATCTACCTTGTAAAACAGAAGTATTAAAACAATCTTATCGAATACCTAATAAAGTATTCTACCAAGCGAACAAATTGATATCGAGAATAAGCTCTAGAATTCCTAAAGATTGGAAACCCAGAGAAGAAGATGGGGAAATGAGGAAGGCTAGCTTTCAAAGTTTAAATTTAGAAGAGGG